GTATATCTAAAAAAACCATTTTCTGACATCCAATACGCAGCACCATCAACTTCAACAGCTGCATTCTTACCGATCAATCCACAGTTAGTACCAACTTGTTGAAACGAGAATGTAAATGGTGGACCTACAAATCTCATAATAAATAATGCAGTATCTGTCCAAATATAAATTGCATCACGACCTCTGATTGCTCCAACAATTTTAGAACCATCTGAAAGTCTTTGTGTACCTGCAGTGTTTGTTGATGTTGGCGTGTACGTATTAATATCTTCTTGAGACGAGAATCTTATAAACATTGGATCTTGTGTTGCTTTTGTACCAATAGTTGTTTCTGTTCCAAAAAATACCACGTGTCTATCAGGTGTTGATACTAAACTAAATTCTGATGCAGTAGGTGCACCTGATATAATTGTTGCTCTTGTTTGATTAGCTGCAGTTGGATTTGAATCCCATTCAAAACTTTCTCCACCTGTTATAGTTGCAACAAGTTTGTTACCAAAATTATCTAATGACCATATACCAGGAGCTGTTACAACATCTCCAGATGCTGCGGCGTTCCATGCAAAAAATTCTGATGCATCTGTTACCGTATCGCCTGATGAATGCGCTGCAGCAGTTGTACCATTTGCTCCTCTAGTTAATCCTGTTAAACTATTACTACTATTGCCTGTGTATGTAATTAACTCATTGTTAATTAAAACTGTTCCTGATGATGGAAATGAAGTTGAACTTGCCATTGTTAAAGAAGTTACACTATTATTAATTCCTGAAGATAAAGTCGAAGTAAATTGACCTAAAGCAAAACCACCCCATGAACCAAGTCCCCAACCTGTAGAAGCTACCTCTACTGCGGGTCCAACTGGATAATAATGTTTAACACGAATACCTCCAGAAGTAGATGCTCCTGATCCTGATTCATTCGATCCAACATCAATTGTAAGAGTTGTAGTTGAAGGTATAGTTGTTACCATAAATTTATTATCATCAAAATTTGATGAATTAAAATTAGAATTTGTAATAGAGCTAAAGTTATCTAGTAATATAATATCAAATTTATTTATATTGTGAGCTGATGAAAATGTTAATGTTACTACTGAAGATCCATTAGTTGTAGAAAAAGCACTAGTTAAAGTTGTTGTAGCTTTAATTGGATGTATGTCATAAAAAATACCACCAGAATATGCATATAAAATTCTATTCGTACCAAGCACTGCATATTTAATTCCTGATGTATTGACAAAATGATGGATAGCTGTATTTCTTCCTGTAATATCAACTGATCCTAATTGTGCCCAACCCCCTATTTTTTCAGGTGAGCCATATCTAAATCTAACATTATCTCCACTAACCCATTGGCTCTCGCCGCCCGTTGATGTGACTTGTTTATTAAATCCAGGTGCAAATTTTACTTTTTGTAACATAATTATCTTTCTATTAAAACCCAACTAGTTGAATCTTCATTCCAATCATATTGTTTTTCTTGACTTGCATCAGATGGATAATCAACTGGTGCTATCCAACGACAAGTATCATTATCTAAAGTCCAAGAATCATATGGTTTTTGTGGTATAAAAGCATCTTTGTCTGCATCATATGTATAACCTTTTCCAGCATAATTTTTTCTTGTTCCATCTGTATAAGTTTGTTTCCAATTAGAATGACTATGAAGATCAGTTAAAAAATCTATTCCAGCTTGTTCGTCAGTTGCAACGTCATCGTGAAGTGAGTGAACTGCCACAACAACATTATCATCGTTTAATTTTGTAAAATATGCCATTATGCTGTGTAGCTCCCATCACCTGTAAATTTTAAAACTGTATCTGAACCATCTGTTGTAACTGTTGGAGAACCTGATGTAGTCCCTGTATAGATTGCAGTTGCCATTCTTAAAACTATAATGCCTGAACCTCCAGTTCCGCCATCACCACCACCTGAAGGGTGTACAGAAAATGATCTTCCGCCTCCGCCACCACCAGTGTTTGCAGTTGCATCAGCAAATCCATTATCACGATTTGAGTAAGCAGCACCTTTTCCACCACCACCTTGTGTTCTTCCATTATTACCAGAATCGTCATCATTTCCATTAAGAGATTGTGCACCTTCACAAGATCCTCCGCCGCCTCCAGCGTAGTAAACATCTGTTCCATCTTCTACAATATCATTTGCAAGACCAACTCCGCCATTTCCACCTCTTGCGTTTGTACCTGTTTGACCAACAGCGCCAGCTCCTCCTCCGCCACCAGCTCCATAAACTCCTCCATTTCCAGGAGTATTATCGTGGATACCACCAGCATTTCCAGTACCTCCGCCTGTTGCAGCTCCAGCACTGGTATTTCCGTTAGTCGATCCACCGCCTCCACCGCCAGAACCACCATCTTGTCCAGAGTAAGCGGATGTACCGATGTTACCGTCTCCAGCATTACCACCATGTCTTGATCCACCACCTCCTCCATCGGAAGTAAGTGTTGTAATTCCAGTTCCAGATAAAACGCTGTCGGTTCCATTAGCTCCAAAGTGAGGTCCATTATCTGCACCAGCTCCACCAGCACCAACTGCAACAGTATATTGTGTTCCAGAAGTTAAAGTTAAACCTGTTCCAGCTCTATATCCGCCAGCTCCTCCTCCTCCGCCAGCAGCTTTTCCGCCAGCACCGCCACCAGCAACAATTAAATATTCTACTTCAAGGGGTAATGAAGCTGCTACACCTGATCCAAATCCTAAATTTCTATATCCAAACATAATTTAATCCCTTTACGCATCGTTAGCAGCATCAGTTGTAAAAAATATTTTAATACCATGTAATCTCATATCGCCTGCCATATCATCATTACCATCAGATACATCTCTACCCACTCTAAAATAACAAAGATCATTATCTGCTGGAGTTCCAGCAATTGTAACTGCACCACTTTCAGCAGTAACTAATAATTCTTCAACAGCGCTTTGTGCATCATCGGTAACAACTACAGCTGTTCCATAAGCAACATCAATAGTTTCATTATCATTCATTGCAACACCTTGTAATGATATAGCAACACCTGTAGTAGCTGCTAAACCAGACCAATAACATTGAAATGTAACTGTACCTAAATTCCATGATTTAGGGAACGCTATAGCAAATTGAGCAAACTCATCGCTATCTTTATCAAAATCTAAAACTTCCATATCAGGTCTACCAGATGTTGTTTCAACTGTTGCTCTTGCAGCACCATTTGAAGTAGTTGGTGTCATAGCATTTGAAGGAACCCAAATAGTTTCTTTACCCGCTTCTTTTAATGTTCCAACTCCATCTAATTTATTTAATTCTGCAGCTGTTGATGTAACGTTAGTTCCACCAATATCTAAAGTTGTCATTTGAACTTCACCTGCAACAGTTAATATAGCTGAACCTAAAGTTAATAAATCAGTATCACCTCCGCCACCTATTGTACCACCACTTTTAATTACAAGGTCATCCTTAACTGTAAGAAGTCCAGCAGAAGAAAGTGTTAATGCATCATTAGTTGAGGCAACACCAATAGTACCACCATCTTTAATCATTAAATCATCTGCAATAGTTAATAGTCCAGCTGAACTTAAAGTCATTTTTGAAGATGCAGCTTCACTTGCTCCAGTATGGAATTCTAATTTTGTAGCATTATTAGAAGAACTAAAGTCTCCTTCTGCAACTGCTTGAATTGCAGCAGCTATTAAAATAGCATCTGTTCCAGTTCCTTCATCAGGAGCTTGGAATCTAATAGCACCCATAACATCATTTGCTGCCATGTCTGTTTCACCAGTTTGTAATGTTAATACAATTGGTTTATCATCAGCTGTAGCTGCATGTTTTAATTTTAATCCAACATCAGCATCATGTGTTAGTGTAATATCTTGGTCATTACCAAATTGAATTGTACCAGCATCTGCTAAAAATAAATCAGAAAATTCTTTAGATGCAGAACCTAAAGTTGTTCCATCTGCAGAAGTAGGTAATATAGATGTTCCAAAAGTACCTGTGTTAATAACAGGGCTAGTTAATGTTTTGTTTGTAAGTGTATCTGTTGAAACCAAAGATACTAAAGTTGAACTAGAACCAGCTGGTAAAGTTAAAGTATTTGTAACAGCAGCCGAGTGAGGTTGTGCAATTACAATCTGGCCGTGGGAATTACTTTCGCAATTAAATTGAATAGCACCTGAATTAGTATCACCTAAAACAGTTACATGTCCTGTACCTTTTGCACTTATATTAAAATCAATATTAGAGTCACCACCAGTAGCTTTTATTGATGGTGGATTACCTGTTGCAGCATTTGTTACATCAAATTGATTAACTGCAGAACCTGTTGTTTGAAATATAATTTGTTCGTTACCATTTTCATCTGCAATAAAATGTGCATCATCTATTAAAATGTTTGCAGAGTTAGTATCTAAGTTACCACCTAATTGAGGTGAAGTATCTTCAACAATATCTGTTATTGCACCAGATGTAGCTAGCCCTGCTACAATTGCTGATCGTGCAATTTTTTTAAGTCCACCACCTGAAGTATCTACCGCTATAAAAACATCATCATTAGCAACTGTAGATATTTCTGATAAA